ATGTGAAAGAATGGCAAAGATATGATAGCAAGTTTAGTACCAGTAGCGTCAAAGCTATTAGGCAAGTTTATAGAGGATAAAGACACTAAAAATAAACTAGCCCACGAAATATCCACAATGGCTGAAAAACACGCCCAACAATTAGCTTTGGCTCAAATAAAGGTCAATGAAGCTGAAGCCAGAGGAAATTGGTTTCAATCAAGTTGGCGACCTTTAATAGGTTGGATATGTGGTTTATCTTTAGCTATAAATTATCTAGTCAGCCCAATATGTGCAGGATTTGGTATTAATGTACCACAAGCAGATATGTCGGTTATGATGCCACTTTTATTAGGTATGCTTGGAATTGGTGGTTTAAGGTCATTTGAAAAGGTTAAGAAAGTAGATACAAAAAAGGGAGTTAGCAAATGAAAGACTTTTTTTTAAAAATTTGGGAAACTTTTGAAGATTTAAAAACATGGGTACAGATTTTAATATTTTGTGTTATCCTTATAGTAATTCATTCAACTGTATTACATTAAGAGGTAAAAATGAAACTCACAAAAAAACAAAAGAAGTTACCTAAAGGCTTGCAAATGGCAATTTTAAAAAGCCAGAAAAAAGGCAAGAAGAAAAAGAAAGGAAAATAAGATGCCCTATCATTATGGAAAAGGCTCAAATTCTAAGGGAATGAAAAAGAAGCCAAAAAAGAAAAAAAACAAAATGAGAAAGAAAAAGTAATTGGTTAAAGTTGCTTCTATTCAAAGGTTTACTAAAGATTTAACCTCAAGACAAAAAAAGACAATGAACCGACACGCTAGACATCATACTCTGAAGCATATGCAAGAGATGGCAAAAGATTTAAAAAAAGGGCGTACATTTCGTCAAGCCCATATTAGGGCAATGAGAAAAGTCGGAAAATGAGTGGCTTTACAACAACAGCCACTATTTCTGAGTTAATAGACAAAAGACCTATAACAAAACGCAGAGGTAAATCTAAAACACGTCTTAAACAGAGTTTTAAGGCTCGTCAGAAGATTTTAAAGATAAAGGGGTAGTCTAATACCCCCAAACCTCTTTCCTAGCTTTCTGCACTGTTAATTCTTTCCATATCCAGTTGTCTGGATTAGGAATGAGTGAATTTTTTACATCATCTAATGAATCAACAGTTTTCAAATAATTTCCCATAACTGTTAAAATATGTTCGCATATCTTCATAGGTTTTACATAATCATCTAAAGACATTTGCAAAAAATCTGCTTTTTTCATCTTACTTGCAGTTTTTAAATACCATAACATTTGTTTAGCATTAGTCGCTTTATGATATATAGATTGTTGCATTGCATGAGATATAGGCATATGTAATGGCATATTTTTAGAAGTTTTTATATCAATAAAAAAATCTTCTTTTGTCTTTTTATCTTCAAAATGAAAATCAGTATAACCTACAAATGGAATATCAAGAATATCAACTTCAACTTTTTTTTGATAATCTAGTAATTCCCATTTAAAAGCAAATTGCTGAAGATTATACCAACCAACCCATAATAAAGGGGTTAAATTTTCTCTTTCTTTTTCAATATTAGGGTCATTGAGATTTTTAACTTTTAAATCATATTCCTCAATCATTTTTTCCTCAGCTTCTTCAAAAGATAATCCTTGAATAATCATATGTAAGCCACTCTCTACTGCACTACCTCTTTCAGCTGATGCAGAAGTAGGAAACTCATATCCAAAAATTCTTCTTAAAGCCCATCGTTCTCTATAAAAAGCAAATTCGTTTAAATGGCTGAAAGATAAAGGCAATAAACTTTTATCGCCATTATCAAATTTTTTAAAATGTTCAATCATTATATTACCAAAGAGTATTGAGCATATGTTTTGCCATTATCAGTAATATTCACTGTTTTAATATCATGTTCTTTTCGTAGATCAAATATTCTAGCACTTAATCGCCAACAACCAAATTTATGGTATGCTTCAACTTGTGTGATTGTTTTTCCTTTTTTAAGATAATTTAATATTTGTAGATTTTGGGTTTTTTCTTGGCTCATAACTATTCCTTTCTATAAATGTTTTGCCAGTTCTCTTTCATTAACAACCTTTGTTCTGAGGTCATCTCTAAAAGATTTAAAGGTTTCAAACTTTATCTTAGCTTGATTCCTTTGTTTAAGTGTTCTGTGATATCTTTCACAGAAGTCCTTAAATTTCTCGTCAGAATAAATTAATCCATTTAATTCTGTCATATTTTTATAATTCTTTTGTTTTGTATAGTAAAGGGTTAGTTCGGCTATAACCATTTTTTCTTCTTTTTTCATTAATTCAACTGCAGTATCATAATTAGCATATCTTAATCCCAACATTTCTTGCTGATGTGATAATCTATTTGGGTCAAATTCTATTGTATAAATATCCATTATTTAACTTTCAATTTATTAAATTTAATACATTCACCTAAAACTATATTATGATAAGGTGGTAATTCTTTTGCTCTATAATATATTAATCGCATTTGGCATTCTTTTTTAGTTTCAAACTCCCAATTAAACATATGAGTGAAACATGCTTGTTTTGCTTCTTCATTTGCTATCCAAGCTGAACAAATTAATGCCATTGCTTTAAACATTTAATTCTTTCATATGTATTTTATGTTTCAAAATTAACTTCAATTTTTCATTTATCCCTTTGTTTTTATGAGCTTTATCATGGCAATTGCGACACAAGGGAAATAAATTATCAATCCTATTTAATCTATTACCTTTTACCCCACCCATGCCTTTTTGTTCGATATGGTGAATATCTACTGCTACTTCTTTGATACATAGCCAACATATGGGAACATCGCTTTCACAATATCCCCAATAGTCAGCAAATAACTTTTTGTAGTTTTTAGAGGTTTTCATCAAAAGCTTCACAAGCAAGTCTTGTTAATTCTTTAATATCACTTTTTGTGAATAAACCACTTTGCATAGAACGACCAGTTATGCCAGTAACAAACATTAATTTTTCTTGTCTATTAGAACTGATCTTTCCTGCACTACCAGAATTTGCAGGTACATCAGAATCATCATTTATAATTTCAATGCCAGATACGTTTGTATAAGGATTGCCATTATTAGATGTTTTTGTATTTATGATATTAAATTTAATTATATCGCCATGTTTTAATATTGGATTTAGTGTCGTTCCTCTGGTGTATAATCTTGTACCATCAATTAGATCAATCGCATAATTTGGTACATCGTCTTTGGTATTGTCAAAACATTTATCAACTTTACCAGTACTTTTATTTGTCATTTAAAACCTCCTTTTATTTGTTAATGACATTATAACCTCTACCCTCTAAACAATTATAAAGCATATCGGTTCTCGTTTTTGCTTTAGGGCTAAGCCATAACACTTTAAATCTCATTAAATTATAAAATGATTTGCCTTTATCCCAAAGGTAACTTGTATTATCTTCAACAATACTTTTACAAGTATGTAGGTCATCATGGTACCTATTCATGTCGCCTTTAATATTTGCTGAAGATTTTCCTCTACTATCTACAATTGGTGTAGTAGAACAACTTACAATAAAGCCTATAGCCACCAATAAAACGATAGTGGCTACAACTCTTTTAAATATTATAAAGCCAAAGTTTCTCTTTCTAAATCTGTTGGCTTCTTCCAAATGAAGTTTGAAATATTTATTCTTTAACATAATCTGGGTCTATTTCTTTGATATGTTCTGGATAAATTTTTCTTATCTTATCTGATATTTTCTTAATCTTTGCTTCTACATCATGTGCTTTGTTGTAAAGTAAATTAATCATATTAAGATAAACAATTAACTTTTCATTTTCTCTAATAAGATCAATCTCAAGATCAAACTTTGTTGGCTTACCCATGATTGTACACCTCCCAAACTTCATTCCAAGTTTGTGTAACCCATGTTTCAAGGTCATCTTCATTGCATACAAACTCATAACCTTTTTTTCTTAGTTCCTTAGCTTTACCTTGTGCTTCTTCTAAAGCTTCACTATTTCTACAAATGCTAGGAATTAAACAGTATAAAAACTTTGTCTCTAAATGCTCTTTATAGTTTACTCCACCCATGATTTTCCTCCCTTTAAATAATCATCAAATGCCCTTTTATCGTCAGCATTGGTAATTTTATTTACTTCTGATTGTTTTCTTTCTATCATTTCTTGAACCATAGTTTTAACAGTAGAATCAAATAATACCCCTACTGATTTTTCTATTCTTTGAAGTTCTTCAATATCAATTAATAAATCTTGCATATAATCCTCCCTATCTTGATTGGATATGTGCAGGCTTTTTGATATTAAATATAATATCGCTAAAGTGTTTAGGTATATAATGTAAATCTCTTTCAATACCTAGACCATAAGGAAGTTTCATTTCTTGAAGTTCATCTATTGAAACAAAGCCAAGTTCTGGATCAAATATATCACATAATCCATAAGCCATATTAGTTTCTGGATTAAGTTCAGATAAGTACCAAGTTCCTATACCAGTAGGATTGAATAACTTAACTTCTGCTTTGAAAGTTTTTGTACCATCTTGATTAAGATGATTTTTGATAAGTTTATCCCTTATCTTTTTTGTTAATAGTATCATTGTTAACCTCTCTATTATTATTATTATTATAAATCGCTAATGCGACACCACTATTATTACATAAAGCAACAATATCATCAACCATTAATACCCTAAAATAATGAGTAATTCTGCCGTTTTCTATAAGATCAAACTTTGTTATATCTTTAAAAGCCATATTCATAATTTACTCCTATCTAAGTAATGGACATGAACTAATTTCTTTTCAATTCTTTGTGCCATTTTGTAATCATTGTAACTAAGATCGCCTTTAATTGGCTCATCTCTACCACTAATTATACAACAATCTTTTTTAAATTTTTCAATTCCTTGTCGTAGAATATTTAATTCATTGCTACTAAACTTTTTGTAAACTGAACTCATTTTGTTCCTCCATTCTTTGTTTTCTAAAAGCTTCGTATAACTTTGTTACTGCAATACCTTTTTCATAAGTTGCTGAATCAATGGTTCCATCTAATGATGTATATTTCCAGTAAAACTTTGTAACCATTTCTAAATCAATATAAGTTTTTTTATAAACTTCACCAATTAGTTCATTTTTATAATAGACTTCATAGTCGCTAATACCTTTTAAAACATTATCTTGTCTTTCTTCTTTGGTATTATAGCCAACTGATGGTCGTCTTGAAACTATGTTTCCTCTCCACCACTCTTCAAAAAAACTATCCATTATTATCCTCCAATAAAAGTGAGTGCTATTAAGCACCCACCTTTTCTAATTGTGATTTATGAAAGACTGAAAATTTACGACCTGACATTTGAACTTTTTCAGAACCATCAGCTTGTTTTTTAAATTCTTCCATCGGTCTGATTAATTTAGCAACTGCTTTTGTATGTTTTGGAATTTTATAACCAAGATCAATAGCTTGATTAAAAGTCATAAAACCACCTTTTAAACCAGTAGCTTCTAATATCTCAATGTTTTTGCCTTGATAAGGTCTTTTTGTTTTTTCGTTATAATACATTTTTACTCCTATTATTATTAGTATTAATCATAACCTATTGTACAAGTTAGGTTATTTTAGGTCAACCGTTAAAATAAATAATTTGCAAAAAAAATAAATTTATTATAATATTTTATCGTTAATCATTGCTATTATTGTTCTTAAAAACGGAATACCTCAAAATAGTAGCATTACTCTAAAATTATTATTATTATTAGGGGTAAATTTCGGTTTGCCCCTTTTATGACTAAAGAATCAGATATACAAATAGCTGTTACTCAATATTTAAATTATTTATCTAGTATTTACCTTTTTAGGCATTTTCATATTCCTAACGAGGGCAAAAGATCAGTTTCATACAATGTTAAGTTAAAAAAAATGGGAGTTAAATCTGGAGCACCTGACATTTTAATTGAATATCCAGATGGAAAAATTTTATATATAGAACTTAAAAATGAAAAAGGTAGGCTTTCAGATTCTCAAAAAATATGGAAAATACAATCCTCAGCACTTAATACCCCTCATTTTGTTGTCAAAGGAAATATCAATAATTGTTTAAAAGAAGTTAAGGAAATTATACAAAAATATATTCCTAAAAGAACAGAACCAAAAAAATAATTTAGGTTTCAGTTGAAATTTATTTAATTTACTATTACAAGTGAAGAATAATAATAAATGGAGTAACTTATGTATATTGATGAAAATTCAAAACCAAAAGAAAAATTAAAAGCTTGGTATCTTTTTACAGATGATTTTATCGCAGGCACTCAACATCTTACAAATCAACAAATAGGTATTTATATTCGTTTACTTTGTTGGAATTGGAATAAAAGATGTTGTGGCATTCCTAATGATAAAGACATTTATTATAGGATAGGAAATTGCATAACAGATCAAGAGCGAGTTTCATGTGAAACAATAATCAAAGAATTTTTTGTTGAGGTTCAAGGCATATATCAAAATGAAAGACAACTTCAAGAATTTCTTTACATTACAAAGAGAATAGAAGCATCAAAAGAAAATGGAAAGTTAGGAGGTCGTCCTAAAAAACCTAGGTTAAACCCCCCTACCTCTACCCCTACCCCTACCATTACTGCTACTAGTAGTTATAAACAAGAAAATCTTTTTGATACTTTCTGGGAAAAAATAAAAAATAAAGTTGGAAAAGGTACAGCATTTAAAAATTATCTTAAATTAGAAAAAGAATGGTATTTTAAAGCAATAGATTTAGCAATGATGTATAATAAATATTATGATTCATTAGAAGATAAGAAATTTGCAAAATATCCTGCATTTTGGTTATCTGATAAACGATATTTAGATGAACCAGTAAAGAATGAAGATAATAAAGTTGACCCATACGTATTTCATTTAGATTTATTCTTAACTACGGTTAAAAGTCAAACTGTTAAACCTCATATAAGTCGCATTGCTCAGAAAAATATAGATCATGTCAAAAGAGCAATTAATGAAAATAAAATTACTAAAGATGATGCTATAAAGTATCTTGATATGGCTATGTGGTTATAGGAGGTTAATATGATAGATTATGAAGTAAGTTGGCGATGGTATAACAAATTAGAGCGTGAAACTTTTATAAGGCATATTGATGAAAATGAATATCCAACAAAAGAATCACAATTAATTGAAGTTATAAATGATGCAAAAGAATTTTTTAATCTTCAAGATGGAACAATAATAACTGTTAAAAAGCTTGATTAATAATGATTAATAATATAAAATTTACAATGAAGATTCCTTTCTTCGATAAAATAGTGTTGAAAATTAAAAGGTGGTGTTTTGCGTAGCATCACCTTTTTTTATGGAGTAATATATGAATATTCAAGAAATAGAAATAGATAAATTAATACCTTATCATAATAATCCAAGAAAAAACCAAGCAGTTGATAAAGTTGCAAGTTCATTAGCTGAATTTGGTTTTCAACAACCAATAGTAGTTGATAAAAACCTAGTGGTTATCGTTGGTCATACTCGACTATTAGGAGCAAAAAAATTAAATTATAATAAAGTTCCAGTATTTATTGCTGATCTATCAGAAGAAAAGGCAAAAGCTTATAGAATAGCTGATAATCGTTTAGCAGAAGATGCATCTTGGGATTTTGATTTTCTAAATATAGAATTAAATATGTTAAAAGAATCTAATTACGATATAACTAAATTAGGTTTTAATGATACTGAAATTGAAAGTATGTTGATGGAGCAAGGTGAATTTGAGCCAAGTGATATTGACGATCAAGGAGACATAGACGAACCTGCAGAAAAATGTGAAGCTTGTGGACAAACATTACCAAGATAAAAGTCTTTATATTGATTATTGTTCACATAAAGTTGCTACATATTCTGTTCTTAGATGGCATTATTCAAGACGAATGCCAAAATCAAAATTAGTAAAGTTTGGTGTCTGGGAATATGGTACATTTAAAGGTTCAGTAATATATGGGTTAGGTGCAAATCCAAAATCTGGTGCATTTTTAAATATATCTAATTTTGAATGCCCAGAATTAGTAAGAGTAGCATTAGATAAACATGATAATAATGTTTCTAAAATAGTCAGTTTTACACTTAAAAAAATAAAAAAAGATTTTCCTAAACTAAAAGCTATAGTTTCATATGCAGACCCAGAAAAAGGTCATAAAGGAAAAATATATCAAGCTATGAACTGGTCATATATAGGTAAAACTGCATCTTCAAGAATATATCTTGAACATGGCAAAGAAATTCATTCAAAGACAATATCGGATAGAGTAAGATTTAATAAACTTCCGAAAGATCATAATTTAGAATTTAAAGTTGTAAAAGGTAAATATAAATATGTTTACTTATTCGATAAAAGCTTACAAAATAGGCTAGATAAAATGAAAAAACCTTTTCCTTGAGCGAGTGCTAGAGCATAGTGAAGTATTACCCATATTTCAAAGGCGGTGCGACTCCGACCCACTCGCTCCATAATTTAATTGCAATTTTTATTAATTTAGTTAATTCTGTAAAAACCTACTAAGGGTAAATAGGAATGGCAAGACCGAAAAAATACGATATAGATACAAAACAATTAACTGCATTAGCTAAATTAGGTTGTACTAATAAAGAAATGGCAGACTTTTTTGGTTGTTCAGCAGACCTTTTAGAAAAGAGTTATTCGGAATTTCTGACAAAAGGGAGAGCAGAACAAAAAATGAGATTAAGACAACTACAATGGAGAGCTTGCGAAAATGGAAATGTTAGTATGCTAATCTTTTTAGGTAAAAATATGTTAGGTCAACAAGATAAGATAGAAGAAACACAATTAGATGAGCCATTGCCTTGGTCAAATGATTAATGCCTTTATCTGAACCACAAAAAGAAGTTATAAATAATAATTCAAGGTTTAGAGTTCTTATTACTGGTAGAAGATTTGGAAAAACATATTTAGCAATCAATGAATTAGCAAAATTTGCAAGTCAGCCAAATAAAAAAGTTTGGTATGTAGCTCCTACTTATAGACAAGCAAAGCAAATTTGTTGGATTGAATTAAAAGATAAATTAATTGAACATAGATGGGTAAAAAATATTAATCATAGTGATCTAACTATAATATTAAAAAATAATTCTAAAATCACATTAAGAGGTGCAGACAATGAACAATCACTTAGAGGAGTAGGATTAGATTTTATTGTATTAGATGAATTTGCAGATATACATAAACAAGCTTGGTATGAAGTATTAAGACCAACATTATCAGACACTAAAGGTTATGCTTTATTTTGTGGTAGTCCTAGAGGTTTTGGTAACTGGTCATATGAATTATACAAGCAAGGCGAAACTAATAAAGAATGGTCATCTTTTAAATATACAACATTAGAGGGTGGTCAAGTTGGTTCAGAAGAAATAGAACAAGCTAAACAAGATTTAGATATTAGAACTTTTCAGCAAGAATATGAAGCTACATTCGTTAATTATTCTGGAATGATTTATTATAATTTTGCTAGGGATAAAAATATTATTGAATCATATAATATTAATTCGCCTATATATCATATTGGACTTGATTTTAACGTAGACCCTATGACTGCAGTTATTTGTTTAATTATAAGAGATCAAATAATAGTTATAGATGAAATTCAAATTTATAGTTCAAATACTCAAGAAATGTGCGAAGAAATACATAATCGTTATCAAAATAAAAAAATATTTGTTTACCCAGACCCTAGTGCCAGACAAAGAAAAACCTCTGCAGGAGGATTAACTGATTTAAGTATCTTGAAAAACGCAGGATTTGATGTAAGATGTAGAAGTACAGCACCACTGGTAAGGGATAGGATTAATGCAGTAAATGCAAAATTAAAAAATGTAAATGGAAAAAATAATTTGTTTATTTTAAAATCTTGCAAAAATGTTATTAAAAGCATAGAACGACAAATATACAAAGAGGGTACACACATACCAGATAAGGATAGTGGATACGATCACATGAACGATGCGTTAGGTTATTTAGTAGAGTTTAACTTTCCACTTAAAAGGAATTTTGTACCTAGTCCTCAAAAAAGGTGGAGCTGATGAACAGAGAATTTCTTACAAATAAACACGATTTATGGAATGCACATATTTCAAATTGGGAGTTTTATATTCGTAGTTATTTAGGAGGAAACGATTATAAAAATGGTTATTACTTACATAGATATATACTAGAAACACCAGAAGAATACGACCAGAGAATAAGGCATACACCATTAGATAATCATTGTAAGAATGTTGTACAAATTTATACAAGTTTTCTTTGGAGAGTACCACCAACAAGAGATTATGGAAGTTTAGATGGCGATTTACAATTAAGCTCATTTTTACAAGATGCTGATCTAGATGGAAGATCATTTAATACTGTCATGCGTGAAGTACAAATGAATGCAAGTATTTATGGTAATTGTTGGGTTATTATAGACAAGCCACAATCAAATGCAAATACAAGAGCAGAAGAATTAGCACAAGATATAAGACCATATATATCAATCTATACACCAGAAAATGTTGTAAATTGGAATTATAAAAGGTCTGCTAGTGGCAGGTTCTATTTAGATTTATTGGTTTTAGTTGAAGATATAAACTCAGAAAGAGCTATTGTAAAAGTATTTACAGAAGAAGCAATAAGCACATATCATGTAGAAGAATATGAGCAAGAATATGCAGAAGGCGAAGTAAAATTAATTGAAGAAATACCTAATCCTATAGGAAAAATCCCTGCAGTAAATGTTTATAATTTAAGAGGAAATAAAAGACCAATAGGTATATCTGATCTTGCAGATGTCGCACCTTTACAACAAGGTATTTACAATGACTACTCAGAAAAAGAACAATTAATTAGATTAGCAAACCACCCAAGTTTAGTTAAAACACCAAATGTTGAAGCAAGTGCAGGTGCAGGTGCAATTATTGAAATACCAGAAGATTTAGAATCTTCATTAAAACCATACATAATACAACCAAGTGGTCAAAATTTAGATGGCATTTTAAAATCAATACAAAGTAAAATTGATGCTATTGATAGAATTACACATATGGGTTCTGTTAGATCAACTGGAACACAAATAGCAAGTGGCATAGCATTACAAACAGAA